TGATACAATAAAAATGGAGCTTATAGATATACTTAAAGGTGATTATCTTAACCCACATGTATCTATTTGGTATTATAAACTAGACAATATGGAAGAAGTTAATGACCCAGGAATGTGGCTTAAAGCTAATCCAAATCTTGGAAAAACAGTTACGTACGAAACATATCAATTAGATGTGGAAAGAGCAGAAAATGCCCCAGCAACAAGAAATGATATTCTGGCAAAGCGTTTTGGAATACCTATGGAAGGATACACATATTTCTTTACATACGAAGAAACAGTTCCTCAACGTAAAAAGAGAGATTTTTGGTCTATGCCATGCGCAATGGGTGCAGATCTTTCACAAGGAGATGATTTCTGTGCTTTCACTTTTCTATTTCCATTACCTCATGAAAAATTTGGAATTAAAACTAGAAGTTATATAACATCATCAACTCTAATGAAATTATCAGGAGCAATGAGAGTAAAGTATGATCAGTTTATTAAAGAAGGAAGCTTAATTGTTCTTGATGGCACAGTTCTTGATATGATGGAGGTATATGAAGATCTAGATAAGTATATTATAGATTGTAGTTATGATGTTAGAACTTTTGGTTTTGATCCATACAATGCAAAAGCGTTTGTAGATAGATGGATACAAGAAAATGGTCCTTATGGCGTTGAAAAAGTAATTCAAGGCATTAAAACGGAGTCTGTTCCTTTAGGAGAAATTAAGAAATTATCTGAAGAGGAGAAATTTATATTCGATCAAGAATTAATGTCATTTGCTATGGGAAATTGTATAACTTTAGAAGACACAAATGGCAATCGTAAGTTATTAAAGAAGAGATCAGATCAAAAGATTGATAATGTTGCAGCATTACTAGACGCATATGTGTCTTATAAAGCTAATAAAGAAGCATTTGAATAAAAACAAAAGAAGGAGGAACCACATGATATTAGGTGATAGACTTCAACACGCATGGAACGCATTCTTTAATAAAGATCCAACACTTTTTAAAGAACAAAGTTATTATTCTAGACCCGACAGAAATAGATTATCTAGAGGAAATGAAAAATCTGTTGTTGGTGCCATCTATAATAGAATATCAATAGATGTATCAGCAGTTCGTATAGAACATGTTAGACTTGATGACAATGATAGATATATAGAGACAATTGATTCGGGTCTAAATAATGCTATAACAATTGAAGCTAACATTGATCAAACAGGAAGAGCGTTAGCACAAGATATATCCATGTCTTTATTTGATGAGGGATGTGTAGCTGTCGTTCCAATAGACACAACACTTGACCCTACAGTTACAGGGGCTTTTGATATTCAAACATTAAGAGTTGGAAAAATTATAGAATGGTTCCCAAGTATGATACGAGTTGAACTTTATAACGAACTAACGGGTAATAGAGAACAAGTAGTAGTCCCTAAAAATATGGTGGCTATTATAGAAAATCCATTATATGCAGTAATGAATGAACCAAATTCAACATTAAAAAGACTAGTCAGTAAATTAAATTTATTAGACGCAATAGATACTGCAAGTGGTTCTGGAAAATTAGATTTACTTATTCAACTTCCTTATACAATAAAAACAGAAGCTCGTCGTCAGCAAGCCGAAATTCGACGTAAAGCTATTGAAGACCAATTAATGGGGTCAAAGTATGGTATTGCTTATACTGATGGTACAGAGCATGTAACACAGTTAAATAGACCTGCTGAAAACAACCTATTAGCTCAGATTACCTACCTAACGAGTATGCTATATAGCCAGTTAGGCCTAACTCAGAGTGTCTTTGATGGAACCGCTGATGAAAAAACTATGTTAAATTATTATAATAGAACCATCGAGCCTTTACTATCAGCAATAACAGATGAATATAAACGTAAGTTCTTGACAAAAACGGCTCGTAGTCAAAAACAATCAATCGGTGTATTTAGAGATCCATTTAAATTAGTTCCTGTTAATGATATAGCAGGGATTGCCGATAAATTAACACGTAATGAGATCTTAACTTCTAATGAAATGAGATCGGTATTAGGCTATAGGCCTTCGTCTGATCCTAATTCAGATATACTACGTAATAAAAATCTTAACGCCTCTAATTCCCAATCTAACAACACTGGGGTTAGTAACAATACTGGAACTGGCGAGCCTTTAAACGATAATAATAACAAAGGAGGAATTATTAAAGATGCCAAAATCAAAATTTGATTTCAGTGGTTATGCTACTAAGAATGATTTAAAGTGTTCAGACGGAAGGACCATAAAACAAGATGCCTTTAAAGAAGACAATGGTACAATAGTCCCTTTAGTATGGCAGCATATACACAAAGAGCCAAGTAATGTACTAGGACATGCTCTCCTTGAAAATAGAGCAGATGGAGTGTATGCGTATTGTTCATTTAATGATACGGAGGCAGGACAAAAGTGTAAAGTACTTGTGGCACATGGTGATATTAAAAATTTATCAATCTATGCCAATGAGTTAAAACAAAAAGGTTTAGATGTTTTCCATGGTGCTATTAAAGAAGTAAGTTTAGTTATGGCAGGAGCTAATCCTGGAGCTTTAATTGACAACCTTAGTATTCAACATGGGGATGGCTTTGAAAGTGTAGACGATGAAGCTGTGATCTATACAGATGAGTTAATAACAACAGATGTTATAGAACATGCAGAGCCTACTGCTGATAAAACAGTTGAAGATGTATTCAATACTCTTAACGAGGAGCAAAAAACAGTAGTTTATGCAATGCTTTCTGATGCTCTTGAAACACCACCAACACCACCAGTTAAAGACCCTGTAAAAGATGTTATTGCCCACTCAAACGAAGGAGGAAAACAAATGAAAATAAACGTATTTGACAAAAAAGATGACGAAGGTGCTAAAAAAAATACATTAACTCATGACCAATTCTCAGCAATATTAGCTGATGCTCAAAAAACAGGGTCTTTAAGAGACTCTATATTAGCTCATGCCACAGAGTATGGCATCGATGCAATTGATGTTCTATTTCCAGATGCAAAAGCATTGTCCCAAGATCCAAATTGGTTAAAAAGAGAGGACACATGGGTTCAAAGTGTTCTTAATGCTATCCATAAGAGTCCGTTTAGCAGAATTAAATCTGTAATAGCTGATATGGACATAACGACTGCTCGAGCTAAAGGGTACGTTAAAGCTACTGAAAAGAAAGAGGTTTATTTCAAGGCTTCAAAGCGTATTACTACTCCAACTACTATCTATGTTAAACAAAAGCTAGACAGAGATGACATAATAGATGTTGTTGACTTTGATATTGTTGCAATGGTTAGACTTGAGTTACGTACTTTGTTAAATGAAGAACTAGCAATGGCTGCTTTGTTTGGCGATGGTAGACCAGTTGATGATCAGTATAAAATTAACGAAGAAAACATTAAACCAGTTTATTCTGACGTTGATTTGTATACAATCAAAGAAGTTCTAACAACAAAAACAGATTACAAAGCTATGGTTAAGGAAATTGCCCTTTCACATAAACATTATAAAGGTTCTGGAAGCCCAGTTCTATATACCACCCCAGATGTGCACACAAACATGTTATGGATCGAGGATACTACTGGTCGTAGAATCTATGAATCTGATGACACTCTATGTGCGGCTCTTAGAGTTAGCAGTATTCAAGAAATTCCTCAAATGGAAGGATTAATAAGAACCTTACCTGACTCACTTGTTGCTACTGAAAGAAACGATACTAGAGAATTAGTTGCTATCAAAGTTAATTTAGCCGATTACAATTTCGGTGCTGATAAGGGTGGCGAAATAGCTACTTTTGATGACTTTGATATTGACTTTAACCAATACAAATATCTTATGGAGACTAGATGTTCTGGTGCATTAACCAAACCTAAGTCTGCTCAAGTATTTGAGTTCGTAACAGAGATAACAGGTTAATAAGTAAAGGAGATTCAAAATGGCAAAATTTTATGGGGAAATCGGATACTCTAAAAGTACTGAAATTCGTCCTGGTGTATGGGATGAGGTAATAACAAAAAAAGATTACTCAGGCGATGTGGTTAGAAACAACAGAAGAGTTGTTCCTTCGGATACACTAAATGATAACGTAGTCATTTCAAATGAAATTAGTATTGTAGCCGACCCATTTGCCAATGAGAACATTTAC